GCCATCTTAATCATAGCGGAACTCACCGGAAGCCTTCTCGAAGAGAGAATGGCTGCGATGGATACCACCGTGAAAAGGATGGATTGCAGAGGAAAGGTGATAGCAGAACCTTGAGTAGAAAACTTCCTAATATGAAAATATTTCGGAGTTTTCTTATCGATGTCTTGCATGATCCACCTAGTACGGCACGCATAAAGCGCGTCAACTAGATCTGGTAGGCGGCGGAACAAACGTTCCACAACCCAGCAAGATATTCGATCGGATGCATCTGACAAATCAATTGTCGCGTGCATCCCATCAAGACTAGCTTCCAATGCCGCACGCTGGTTCCACGATTGATCACGCAAGTGAATCGACCGTGATAACGAAGTGAACGGCACTCTGGAAGTCAGAAAATCGCGGATGATTTGCTGACACCATTGGTGCGCAGTAGGCTCAGCGGCAATAAGCCGTGGCCTAGTGAACTCCTTTGGTACAGCGATTAGCCGCGACGGCGGTTCATGATCAATAGGATTATGATCCACCACTGACTGAGCAAAGTCAGCCCAAAGACCCAAGTTCGCGTGAGCGAAGAGGGGTCGAGGAAAGACTTTACTAAGCTTCTCAGGCCAGAACTGAAAGTCGTACTTGAAAGCACGACTGGCAGGGATGTCTGAGACTGCACCGGGTCCGTGTCGAGCGGTCCACTCGGAAGGATTAAATCTTCCGATCTCTGAGGCGACGATGTCAGCCACTTGTTGAAGAGTGGCAGCAAAATCTCCTCGTAGAATCGTGGACTGGAAGACCTCACCCAGCTCCAAAGGAAGCTGAGGTTCGGTTTGCGCAGCAACTTGGTCATCCTCAAAAGAGAGGCTCCCAATGTTGTCAGTGCAAAAGTTGCCGTGGTTCCAAGAAAGGGAGCCTCGGACAACTTCTTCATCAACTCTATGAAAGGCATTGACGTGTTCCCACGTTAATGACTCGCTGCAAACCACTTTAAGCTTTTTGACAACCGAACAAAGTTGTCGAATCGCTTTGATGGCATGCAGATCAGGAGTTGATCTCAAAACCCCATCATGATCGAAAACGCGTAGTATCAACCCCTTGAATAGTCTTGGGACTGGTACTCTCTTGTTGTATCCCCTAAAATGTGGGAGATACGAAAGAGTCAGGCGTTCCATTGAGAGGCACATATCAAAGTGCTTCCCAAAGGCAGGTAAGGTCACATAGACAAAATGTAACCCCATCTGATCGATCGCCGAGAGCAAACGCTTGTAATCACGCATGCTGTCAGCTTGGAGTTCGGGACAGAATTGGTCGATGTCGAAAAACATCGCCCTGTAAAGTCCTAGAACATACCTCTCACAGCTCATAGTATCTTGCATTGGACTTCTCCGATGTTAAGACTCTGTGGGCTTAGAGGACACAGTGGTGTGGGACGAGCCAGGTTATGGTTCAAAGCGCCTTGGAAAGGGCGCGATTAGCACAGCCTGATCGTAGGAGTCCTAGGACTCCCACCCCAGCAGCTTCGCAGCGATAGCGCCAGCCTTCACAAGATAGAAGGACATGGCTTCGGAGACATCGATGATGTCTGACGGCGCCCCGTTCGGATCATTCCTGATCGTGAACGTGACATCCGTCTGCGAACCAAGAGGTATCGCCTCGGTAGGCTTCACAAACCTAGTGAACGTCACAGAGTGACGGTCAAAGGGTTGCGTGCCCGCCTTGACGGTATCGCGACTGTGCCGCACTTTCGCGCGGTACGTCACGGTCGTGTCGTCGAGATAGTATTCGGCGGCATAACCATCTTGGCTAATGAGCGGCAAAGTCTTGGCAGTTCCACCGGAACCGTCAAGAGTGATCACCAAAGTGGATCCAAGCATCGGTAGTTCCTTTCCTAAGGAGACTGATCGTCAGCGCTTAAAGCGCTGAACGAACAGCGACCCTAAGATGGACAATCGATTGATCCCTATATAAGGGATCTTTGCAGATAAGGAGCCTCCTCCCACGTATCGTTCTTTTGATACGAGGGATGCGAGTCCACCGCCGCCCGAGTAACCTTGTGTTAGCTCGACGACGCGATACTGAATTATAGTATCGGTCTGGGTCATGATACATGCCCCAGTAGGCGTCGCAGGAACAGTGTTCGAGTGAGTTTGCATAAAATCACCCGCATTACTGAACCAATCAATCAGCCAGGTCCAAGGGAGTAAATCCCAAGCACCTTTGTTGAGACCTTCGACTGTAAAGCCGGAGGTTACCAACTTGGCCTTTGAAAGGATTTCTGCGTCTGAAGGGTAATGACTGGGAAGTACACTGGGAATCCAGTGCACTACACCCCAACGGTGAGACTTTGTAAAAGTCGACCGTTTGACACCTACGTCCAAGCCGAGATGACTCTCGACGGAGACATAGTTTGTCACGTCTTCACCACTCCATCTGCCTAATTGGATTCGCCTCTTCAGCCCTGAACTCGAGTAGAGCTTATGGATCTCGGCGGCCCTTCGGTCGACGTAAGATCCAAAGTCCAAAAGAGTTCGTATGTCAGAGATGAGTGGCAACCACCCAAATTGAAGAGCCAGATTCTGATTCGCGAATTCTCGCGGAGTCAGTCTCTTTTTCTTCGTTGTGAGTAGTCTCCCCACATCTTTGAGCATACCCGGGAGTTCCTTGACGTTCTGAATCATGCCTAACGGAGTGATACCGGGCCTGCTAGGATTAGTCTTAGCAAGCAAGGTAGTCATATCCGCTGACGGACTCGGACGCCCAGGAAGATAGACATGACCAAGAGCTGAATTTCGGAGGCCGGAGGGATAATACCCTTCTGCCCTACCGAAATTGTCAAAGAGGATCTTAGCCCCATTAATGGGGATAAGAAGCCGCCTGTCTTCCTTAGTAATATTTAAGGTTGATGGGACGACTGGCCTACCATGAGAATCCTCGCAAATTTCGCGAGTATAATACGGATTTGAATCCGTATTATGGACAAGTGTATCAACGCCATTCCAGCGTTGAGTATACTTTCCCTCAGGCCACGCCTCCAACTTTGTTCTTGTTCTGGTCTGTCTAGTCAAGAGATAAGGCTCCATGGGTGCAGGATTGCAAGCGGTTAAGCTCGAGAGCCCGGGTTATCCGGGC